TCATTACAGTTCTGGTGGCAGTTTCACCGGAAAGGGTGACAGTGCCGCCGCCGCCGCCCGCCTCATCATGCCACATGCCTATAGGTATGCCCGGCATTATGGTGTAACTCCTGCCCCCATGAGTACATAGATCGTTGTAGATTCGCGTATCAGGGTTGCATAGCCACCGGCGGCAATTGTCGCACTACCAGCCGCATCAGTTGACGACGACCCATCAAGAACGTACAGCGTTGTGCCTGTGCCCTCCGTGACAGTCATCACGCCAGATGCACCCCTGTTATAGATCGCGACCTGTGAGCCAACTGGGAATTGGGTGTCTGTACTAGGCTCCACTGTCAGTGTGTAAGCAGTCGTGTTCGTCTTGATCCATGCAGCACCTACCATCGCGTCGGCCACCGAATCGGTAGTCATGTTGAGCGTCTGGTTGATGTGGTCGATTACATTAGCCGAACTTCTACGGTATGTTGCATAGGCAAGTGGGTAGTCGACTCCGGTATCGCCGGTGAAGTATGGATCACCGGGTGCGTTATTCTTTACCCAGAACTGCCCGTAGCCGGCTGAGTCTGTCGCCGCTACACTGTCTTCCGGAACCCATATGTTCGCTGGCAGTGTGATCGCGGCGGCACTGAATATCCACTGGCCAGTAACCGTCTCGGTAACTGACTTATCGAGCAGGTTCGCATTTGCAATACCTGCAATTAGCGTTGCACTCAGGTTGCCAGTTGATGAATTGAACGTCAGGTTTGTGCCTGTCTTTGGTGCGATGTCACCAGTAGCGGAGATAGCGAACAGCGGGAAGCAAGTAGTGTCAGTACTCTCGTCTGCTACTGTGATTGTAGTTGGTACAGAGGTGGTGGTGTCTTTACTACCCCATACCCAGAACTCTGTGTTGCTCCGTTTGTAGACGGTAACGATGCCGCCTTGCTTAACAGTTACGCTACCTGCGGCTGGCGCACTACCAGCTACGAGCCAATACACCGTGACGGACGCACCTGCCGCAATGGTCAGGTCTTCAGTATCGTCGTTGTGAACGGCCCACGTTGCACCGTCCCATGTGTTTGTGTCCTGCGCACATGTAAGCGTAACAGCTACGCCTGAACTCTTGTGCAGTAGGTGGCCGATCTCAGCTTTGAGCATATTCTGTGAAGCGCTGATCGTCGTCGGTGGCATTCCATTCATACCACCAACTTCAAAAACAGTACCACCAGAATCTTCTGAGTATAGCTTCCGATCAGTTGTGTTAATTGCAAGCTCGCCCTCAACCAGCTGTCCGGCAGTTGGTATATCGAGAGCAGTAGAGCTTCGTTTTATTTGTATGGTGTTAGCCATTACTAACCCTTAAAACGCACCACCATCAATTACAAACGAGTCAAGCGTTGCACCGGCGTCGTTGCCAGCGATGTCCTCGAACGTCTTAGTACCGCCGAAAGTCTGCGCTCCAACTGATACATAGCCCGGAGTAGAAATTGTTGCTGCACTGAGATTCTGCTGAACAATCGTCCAGTCAGCTGCGTCGTTCAGTACACCGGTAGACTCGGCAATCAGTACGTCACCAATCTCAAGAATGGCCGAGCCGGTCGTCCAGTTGTAAGTACCAGCAACCGTAACTGTATACATGTCACCTATAGTAGAAGTGATCGTATCAAGGTCAGGAGAACCTGCGCCTGCGCCTGCGGTTGGGTCGAACGCACCTTGATAGCTTACGCCACCAACTACTGCCGCATCAACGTAAGCCTTGACTGACTGCTGAGTCGGTACCATCGTAATCGAGTCAGTGACCATCGTATCTTCGTCAATGATCCAAGCCCAAGTTGCCGAGCCTACGTCATCTGTAGAGACAAGGTTCGCAATCGTCTTGCCATTCAGCGTACCCATGCCAGTAACATCGTTCGTCGTGTCGGCAACGATCAAACCTGTCGCTTGGATAAGTGTGCCAGTAACACCATCGTAACGAGCAATTGCATTATTGGCAGGTGCTGGAGCGACAAAGGTTACGTTACCGCCACCTGCTGGGACTGCCCAAGTACCGTCGCCTCTCCAGAAGGTGGTGGCTAACGCATTGGTCCCACTGTTGAGATTACCGACAGGTAGGTTGCCAGTAATGTCGGCAGCAAGTCCTAAATCTACCAGCCCAACTGTAATGATCTGACCGGATATCGTGATGTAGTTCGGCGTACCTGTGAGCGTTACATCGCCAGTGTTCGCGCCCGCTATTGAGGGCGTACCAGTAATCGTCAGGTTCGGTAAGTCGACGTCATAGGAGTTCAGCAGATCAACGTAAAATTTACCGCCAACTTCCTCAATGCCGGGACCACCAACACCAATATATAGCCGACCGTCTCCGCTGCCCTGTTGCTCAACATACGCTGGCTCGCCTTGTGCGAGCGAACTCGGTGCGACTGCACCTGTCGAGCGTTTCATCCGAATTACATTAGCCATTAGAAAAATCCGCCATCAGTTATGGAACTTAAGTTAACTTTCTTTAGTGTACCATCAGAATTGTCATGTATTGGTACGTCATCAAGGGCATCTGCCACGACATCCACCTGATTTGTAATTGCGGTGACATCAACACTAAGGACCGTAGCCCCCGTGACTTCACCAGTGTGAGTAGCATTTGAGATAATCGGAGAGCCATTGATCTGGACTTCGCTGCCCTCGATATTTGTTACGTAGCCGGGGTCACCAACCGTAAACACTTCACTAGCAGCTGAACCAAAGGCATCGAAGTCAGCTGCTGGTATCGTGTATGAACCTGCCCCAGTATACCGTACGGCTTTAGTTATACGGACATCATCAATATGCCCATCTAATACCTGCGTGAATATTTGGGCGGATAGATTATCAAAAGCGCCAATTGTGATTGGTACGCCGCTAACACTCTGCGACGGGTTGTTGGCACTGATGGTCGAGCTGACGCGAGTGCCATTGAAGAATATCTCCACTGTCGTAGAGGCACCGTTATAGGTGCGCACCGAAGCGAAGTGGTACCACGTGTTCAGTGTTGGTGTTGTGATGGCCCCCAGTGGCGTGTTGCCAAATCCGAACCTTGCCTTAAGCTCGTAAGAACCAGCGTTATTATACAGCCGTATCTCATGGTTGTTGATGTCCTGCTGCGCCTGATTAACAAGCGCCATGTCGTTGCCGTTAGTTGGCAAAGACGCCCAGCGAACAAAGCCTTCGACCGTCGCATCGTCAGTGGTGCCAATTATAAAAATAGAGTCACCAGTTGACTGCACACCATCTGCTGTTCCATCCATAAGGAGGGCAGCAGAACCGAAGTTTGATTGGGCTGTATCGAGCTGGGCATTACCGTAAAAATTCTGGACATCTGACTGCGCTAGTTCGGTGTACGCTGTAGCCGCATCTGTGCCCTCCCACTTGGCGAGATAGCAAACATCAGCCCAAAGCACATCGCCTGTACCTGCAATATCCACAAACTCCAACATCGTAATTGAAGCGCTGAGTGCATTAAGCCAGTTGACAGTATTAGTGTTCCCCAGCTGAAGTCTAGTCCCGTTCCATGTAAGGCTGTTCCCGGTTGGCACCCAGTCAGTGCCGTCCCAATATGTTAGGTGGTAAATAGCAAGCCCAGTGGTGTCTGTATCAGTTAGAGCTGCAAACGTAGTGACGCCAGTTACCGGCGCTTCATTTTGCCAGCCGTTAACAGTGTCGTATGTCAGTACGTGCCCATCAGCAAGTCCGGTAAAGGTGTTGACGACGCCAGCTAGCTCGGTAAGGGCTATGGTTTCCCATGCTGTGTTTTTACGGCCATAAACCAAGCCATCGGACGGAGCATCAGTTATGCCCCCACCGGCACCAACAACTATCTGGCCATCAGATGTAATAAGGCCAAGTTCTACCAGTTCCTCAAAACGCACAAAGCTTTTAAGGTAGCTGCCTGTCCTACGCTCATGGGTTTCAATGGCTTCTTTGATAATCTGAAGCGCGTTCGTATGCGTCTCAGACTCCGCAGTAATCGTGGGGATGCTTGGGTAAAAGCGATTGGATTTGGTGGACAGAGCCATCTGTCACACCTGCGCTAGTTGTTTCGGAGTCTCCGCGATCTGGAGCGAATACACAGTCGTGTTGCCAATCAATTCAAACTCCCATAGAGCAGACTTAACCCCAGTAGGTAGCCTGAAAATACTTTCATTTGTGATCTGCTTATCAAACACGACTTTCTTCGGCTTCCCTTGTGCTTGCACATATATGATGATCCGCACTGACGCTGGAATGAACTCATTGAACGCTATATCGTATAGCATACTGCCGCCGAGCGGGTATCGAATTTCATCTACCGTAAAGGTTGGTGCCAGTCCAGTTGCAGGCTTCACTGGCTGGCCACCAATAACTCCACCACCGACTGTATTCAGCCGAGCACCAACGCCGGGCAGAGCATTGATCGCTGTGAACAAAGCTAAGTTATAGGCCGTATAATCTTGGCTGCCAGCTGTATTATCCTGTTCACCTGTTACGAACTGTAGACGACCAGCTCCGAAGTTGGATGGCTTCGGCAGTTGGAACAGCTTGGACTTCCAGCGCCACTGGAGTCGATCCTGAAGCTCAGGGTCCCATTCCCATACACGGTCTTCAGACAGGATTAACACATTGCCCGAATAGCGGTCAGTTTCAATTCCCTCTACGTCTGTGAAGTTGTCCAGCTCCACCAGCCGGGACGTAGGGTTGGTGGGGTCAAAGATAAAACCAAAGCTAGAGGTACTGAAAGCGATGTACTGCAAACCCAGCTGGGCTGCATACAGCGTTGAGGGACTGAAATTGGCCCATTCTTCTTTGGTCACCAAGTCCTTCGTAATTACATTCACGCCTGAACTATTCGCGAGAACCATGCCATTGATGCTTGGGTATAGGACACCAGCTGTCGTAGACACAATGCCTCGTCGGGACAGGCACGGCTCAACTGCGTCAATCTTCTGCGTTGTAAACGAAGCAGGTTGAACGCCTTGCCCAAAGTACGGATGTGACTCAGTACAGATCACCAGTGTGGAACCGAACACAGCCATGCCGATGATCTTGAACTCAGTGCTCAGTTCATATCCAGCAGGCCATGCATGAGGGCGGTATGGCTCTGACATTACAATTCTGCGGTCAGCCCACCCAACGAGATACCCGTTCGGCATGACGACGAAACCTTCCAGATCAACTGGCGGCTCGACCCATGTAGTCGACTCGAGGATTGGCTCGTTTGCAGCATCCACGTTTGAAACATTGTCGACAAACTGAACAGTAGCTACTGGGACTTCGCCGACCTTAAAGAAACTTGTTGAGGCATTGCCCGGAACTGTTCGGTAGATAAATTTAGTAGTGATGTCCCGAAACGCAGCATCAGGCACCGTAGTAGTCATGTCTACGTCCCAGTCGCCTGTGGCTAGCCCTGTAGCGAGTGTCGGTACCGATGGGGGTCCTTCCTCACCAAAGGAGCTGACAAACGTATACACGTAGGCTCGCGTCTCATCTGCTCCAGCTGGAGGCGTAACAACAGGGGCAGTGCCGGGAACTGGAATGCCAAGATAGTATCCGGGGTCGCCGTTCTTAATCCGAGCAGCCGAATTCATCATAGGCCGACCGTCACCTGCCCAGAAGTACCGATCATGTGTATCGTTTACGAGCGGGCTACGAACGATGTCGACATCCCGAGAGTCGAATGCAAGCCATGCATCGTTGGGGGTGTCGGGCACTCGGAAGGCTCGACGCAGGGCTGATACCTGCCCAGTGAGGTCATCAGTTTGTAACAGCGCTCGGAAGCCACGAAGCTCGCCATTAAGAAGCTTCGTATTGCGAGCCTCTGACGCTGACATGTTTGGTAACAGGCGTTCGGAGGCTCTAGGGAGCAGCCCTTGCCACGCTTCTAGTTTGACGCCGGCCACTAGCTTTGGCCTTCATACGAGACGGTGAATGAAAAGGTATGCCCGACAATATTGGCGGGGTCGGCGATCTCGCGTATCTCGTAGTTACCAGTAACCGTCCCACTTTTGAATTGCCCAAATTGTGGGCCGCTAATGGACAACCAAGTATTCAGGTTGAAGGCCTGTATGGTGTACCAGTTAGAGTCGTTGTGGTGTGGGTTCCAGACTGCATCCCCAATAGCAGACTGGTCGACGTTAAATAACCGAGTTTCATACAGCGTGCTGTCAGCCAATGGTTTGGAGTCTGAATGAATCCATGAATTAGCACCTAGTGAGGTGTAAACCGCTTTACGTCGGCGCATTAAGTCCCCATTGAGGTCAATCCGAAATCCAGCAGATGCAAAGTCGTTCCAGCCGCCGTTCACAGACTCACTAATAGGTACTGCCGATAGACCCTTGTCTAAGCCCTTAAAAAATCCGCCGAAGGGGAACATTACTTCCAATCTTCGTCGAAGGCACCATACCATGTAGTACCACCGTCATCCGTCCACATGTCGATGAAGTCGATTTCGTTCACTAACGTAGACAGAGTTGGGATCACCCCCCTTGCCCATTTCTCGTTGGCGGGGTAGTTGCTAATTGTCCACGGTGCGCCAGTCTTCTGGGTAACTTTCATGCGTACAGTTGCAAGCCCACTAGCAGGGACATTGTCGATATTCAGATCAGTAATATTCTGATCCATGTCCAAGATAATGTAGCTGCCGAGTTCGTAGTCGATGTTAGTTGTAGTGCTGGCACTGACCGTCTGCATCTTTAAGCTGAAGTCGATAAAGACCGAACGAAGTATCTCGTTCTCGTTCATGTCGAGCGATATGCCTGTACCAAGCAAAATGCCTGTAGTCAGGCCGGTGATGTTTAGCAGCCCAGTACCAAGAAACACCCAGTTGTAATCTGTGTCGTCATGCGACTGCCTACCATATTCGGTTCCGGCGTTCGAGCCGATCTCAAGGTAAGCACCGGTGTTGGTGCCAATCAATACAGAGGCTGTTGCAGAGCTAAAATCAATTACACCAGCTGTATCAAGCAACGGGATGAGATCATCCGTGTTTGCAAGGATTTCTGCACCGCCGACAGTCGCACGAGAAGTGCCATCAATAGGTACTGCAATCTCATTAGTGGCAGTATTCAGCAGGCCACGGATAGGTACGGCGACAATCTGGCCAGCTGTCATTCGGGTGTTGCCGCCCGCAATGAATGCGTCAGTAATTACGTTCTGGGCCATGTTGATGCCACCAGTCATGGTGCCACCGTTTTGCTGGAGGAATTCATCAAATACAATAGCAGTAGCACGAAGCTCAACACGTGTAATGTTCTGAGTAAAAGCTTGTGCAGTAGTATTGTCGAATCCGCGATCTGCGACAGATGCAATCTGTAAGACGTCAGCAGACTGGTAGCCAGTAACCTTCACAACTTCGTAGTTACCTGCATTGTCTTCCAATGCAACAATGAAATACTCAGCACCGCCGATGCTAGGGAATCTGGCACCGAACCCAGCTTGAAGTTCGATAGTCAGGCTGACCGCAGTGATCGTCGTATTTAATAGCGAAGTCGCATTGTTTGAAAAACTAATATCACCCATGACTACCTATCCTGTTTGGACTCCATCCACCGGGGAATCCCCAGACTTGTGAGTTGTTATACCCGGTCTTTGCCTGAGCCAGATAGTACCCGATTCGGCGCTTGAAATTTCCTCGCATAGACATCCCCATAGCTGGGGCAGAATAAGGCTTGTTCGGATGCAGATACATACGGGCTAAAAAGCCTTCGACGATAGCATCATAAAATTTGGAAGTGATCTGCCGAGGGAACACCGTAGCGTCCATCTTCGGCATCAGGGCGACATCAACTTCGAGTCCGCCTATGATCGCAGCTGTTAGTAGGGGGTATAGTTTGAACTCGTCAGAGTTTGATGTCATTCGCCAGCCGACTGGGTAATTCTGGTTGGCGCGGTCCATTGCCGGTTTTAGTCCGATAGGGGCCAGCACTCTCCGGTTATTGCCTTGGCCACCGGGGTCCGAGTCGAGTCGGACTTGGAGGATAGCAATCACATCGGAGTTAGCGTCACCGTCGTTCGCGTCTTGGAGCCACACAGCTGTGTCGCCAGCGGGTGCATCAACAGCTTCTATTGTGGTGCGCCACGCATAGGAACGCTCGAAGAATTCGCGCATCGTTAGGCGAAGCTCCCTCTCGGCAACAGCCCTCACCGCTCCGGGGAGCTGGGGCAATGTATCCTGAAGAATTGTGTCGAGCGTCTCTGTGTATTCAGTAGCCATTAGATGCCTATTGATCCGTTATGGAACAGCTGCATCATCATCGCAGCCCTACCGTCAACAGCATACTCGTCATCGGATATTTCCGCTACCGCTACTAGGTACTCGAGCAGTCGGTTATAAAACCACATCTCCCACGGGAACGTATCAGTCCAATTGACTTCTCCGGCACCTGCGCCGGTTACAACGATCTCGGGAACATTCAAAGAGTTGCCCGCATACGCAATATAGGTAAGGTCGGGTCTTATCCTCGACAGATCGTGAAGGCCACGATTGAGGACACTTAAGAGAACCGCATCGGTGTACCGAAGCTGGTCGGTATCCGTATCTTGCAGTAGTACTCGTGATTCACTCACGAGCGACTGGTAGGTCTTAGCCACGGGACTCTCCTAAGGGAAATCCCCACCCCCATCCGAAGACAGGGGTGAGGAGTTTAGCCATCAGGCGATCAGCTCTTAGAGAGCTTCACCCTTAATTACATGGCCGACGCCCATTGCTACGCCGTTTGTGACCTTATGGCCATAAACTTGCAGTCCGCGCAAGAGGTTGGAGAACGTACGCTCGGAGCGGATCGTTTCCATCTTGGTGAACTGAGCAGCGAAGGTGAATGCAGCGGTCGTTCCGAACAAGATCGGGTACGCAGTCGCCGTACCTGTCTGCGGCAGCAGAAGGTTGGAGATGTACAGGGTGAACCTGTCAATCATTCCGAGGCGGCCATTACGCAGGATCGAGGTGCCGTCACCAGCGAGCGATGCATCCTTCAGGTCCGAGGACTTGATGCGAGCTGCTAACCATGCCGGAATTACCATCCAGCGGCCTGACTCGGGGATATTCGCTTCGTCGAGAACCTGACCAGCATCAATGATGTAATCAATGATTGCGCGGTCATTAGCTGTGACATCACCTGCGCCAGTGCCCGTTGCAACACTATTGACGTACGTCGGAGCAGCGGCGGTACCAAGCCGAAGGTCACCGGAAATTGCACCGGCAGTATTACCTTTGTTGGTAGCGACTACATCAGTGAAGCCAGCGCCATCGGACAGGTAGTTCAGGACGTCAGTATCAATTGAAATCTTCATCTGTTCAGCAGCATCTTCTGCCCAGATAGAGAGCTGGTCGATGTCTGACTGAACTTCCATAACGTCATCGAGCGCTACGTTGAAGTATTTACCCTGATTGATCTCAAGGTCAACAACGGTGGCTGACGGACGTTCCCACAACAGTTCTTCGCCTGCTGAATAAGGAAGGATAGTGACATCTGGACGTTGGCGGATTTTAACCGTATCGCCCTGATTTTTGATCTCACCCTCATAGTCGGTGTTTGCTATCGCACCAAGGACAGTCGCGTCATAGAATTTCTCAATGAGCTTGCCTGACCAAACTTCTGGGATGAACGTGCCGGAATACGGCGTTGTCGGTGCAGAGGACCCAGTTGGAAACGGGGTTGCATCTACTGGAAAAGTTGCCATTTTATACAGCTCCTAAAAAGTTACGGTTTCAACGCAACCTCCCTTCATGCTGTGCCTTGAACAAGTCCCGTTCAAGTTTCTCGAGATCACCGGGGACCTTTTTCCCACGTTTGATAAACTCGTTCTTCTGCGCATAAAGAGCAGTTATGTCGTTGCGGGTCCATACCCGCTTTCCGCTTTCGTTAGGAGCGACAACCGACCCGGTTTTTGGCGCTCCGGGGGCCACTAATTCGTCGAGTTTCGTCTGTGGTTCCGGATTGCCCCCCGGAGTAGTCTCACTCGTTTCGGTCGCGTTTTCACGTGGAAAGCTCTTAAAGAACCAAATCACCCTTTCGGCATCATTGGCTCTGAATGCTTCTGTCAAAAGCCTACCTCTTGGAAGCCCAACGGATGGCTCATTTTCGTTGAGCCATTCGAGGAAGTTCTCGTCGTTGTTCTGCGTTTCCCAATTTGGGACAGCCAGAGCAAGGGCGGAAATAGTATCTCGACGATTTGATTCTGCCACAGCTTGTTCGCTGTGTGCAAGCTTTTCCCCTTGCTGTTGGACAGTCTTATCGAGCTTACCGACCTGAGCTTCAATCTCAGGAGCCGTTGCACGCTTCGCAACACGCTCTACAAGGTCGATAAGGTCGTCGCCAAACTGCTCTCGTTCGGAGTCACTAACAGCAGGAGGTTCAGGAGCTTTAGGTTCCGGGGGTGTTTGAGTGGTCGCCAAAGCCGCCAGCATTCCTTCAACATTCAGGATGCGCTGATTCAAGTCCCGGTTCTGCTCCTCCAGCCCTTGGTTGGCTTTCTGTAGACGAGGCACCTCAGCGTTGTACTTGCCCTGTAGGACTTTGTACTTATGGTCCGGGTCAGGTTCCGGTTCTTTCGCCGGAGCTTGGCTGTCGCTGGCCGGATCATTTGGGGGTGTTTCGTCTTTAGGGGGTTGCTTAGCTGGGTCTTCCATTTGCTTGATGATGTCGTCAGCGGCAGCGATTTGATCTCTAACTTGCTTTGGGAGCGCATTGTTCATGCGTGTTCACCTCTATCGTTGGTTTTTGAATTTCTCAGTTAGCTCGGGAGCCTTGGTATGCCCGTTCAGAATATCATCCACCACAGCAACAGCACCTTGCGCTCTATACAACAAGGTGCCATCGGCAGTGGAACAGTCGTCACGAAGCTTCTCTCGGTTTTCCCGCAGCCATGTCAGAACTCTCTCGAAGTCAGGTTGACCTCGCAAGCTCGTCAGTGATTGCGCTACTTCTTTAGTTAGTTTGAGTTTCACTTAAATGAAAAAGCCGTTCGGTAGACCCGCCTTTGGGTCATACCCGTGGTCTTCAGCACGCTGTCGTGCATCGTCATACTGCTGACTATCAGGCGTTTTTGACGCCTTACCAGTTTTTGACGCATCCCGCTGCTTACGAGCAGAAGGTGCAGCATCGCCAAACTTTACGTCGTAGGCTCCGTCGAGGCTGGACAGATTATATACTTTGGATTTGAAGCCCATAGCCTTATCCGCCAGCTTTGTGTGGCCCGCCGCCGTGCCCGGTGCTTACGCCCTTCGTACGGTTGGTCGGTAGGTCACTATTGCCCTTAGTCGGGCCGAGGAACTTGCCGCTTGGCGTACCGCCATGTGAGCCGGCCACATTCGTACGGTACTCGCCTGAGCAACCACCGGGGAGGAATTGACCGGACGGCGGACCAGAGTGCGACTCGTTGGTCACCTGCCGGTAGCCTTCACCTACTTTGGCAGTGAGACTGCCCCATGATTTGCCTTTCATACTAATGTCTCCAACAGTTGGATGTAATTACGCCTCGATAGTACCACATCAAGTATGCAGTACAAGGTTCTTGAAGAACCTCAGGAACGCCGCAGCGCTCTGGGATTCGATATTCGCATCTTCCATTATGCCTGTAGTACCTACTACATAGTAAATCAGAGCGGGGAAGAACTTGGGTTCCGGATGAAAGTCATCCGTCCAGTACACTTCACCTGTACCGGGAATAAGGGTCAACGTAACTTCTGGTACACCGTCACCAAACTGACCGTAGAGGTTGTAGAACGCGTCTGGTCTTATGCGGTTCAGCTCGTTCATCCCCCGATTCAGAACCTCTACCAGAACCTCATCTGAGTATCGGTAGCAGGCGGGGTTACGGTCTGTTAGGAGCACACGTGCCTGTAAAATCAAATCCTCATAGGTGTACTGTATCGGCACCACGCCGGTGGGGGTACGGCCATAGTAACCGGTTGCGTAGTAGCCCGTTGCGTAGTACCCAGTCTGATACATTACAGTCCATCAGTGTCAGTGACAATCCGCCCGGTTTCGTTGGCGGTTGAAGTGATCCGGGTCTTGGCACCGTCTGCTGATTTGATCTCGTGTATGTCACCAGTTTTCACGATGCTACCGGCTGCTTCGGCACGGATCAGTTTAGTCTGTTCCTCGAAGGTTTCCCCGTTCTCCATGAGGTGGGCATGGACTTGGTTCTCAATATCGTCCTTGTCCTGCTGACTAATACCGGAACCGACTGAAACAATTTGTAGCCCGGCTGAGTTACTTGGTACGACAGTCACGCCAGTTGCGATCAAAACGTCAACGAAGTTGTTATTTGATCCGAGCAAATCGACTCGGGTAGCAGCCCCGGTGATGACGACTGTATAGCCGTTGATGAAGTCATCGAACGGCGCATAGTCAACACCAGCGAAATCAAACCGGGTGTTAGCGTGGCTGAGTATCGCAGGTGCCCACAGACCATCCACGAATGCCCACTCTAAACGACGGACTTCAGCAAGACAGTCCGCCATATCGAGTGAGTATCGCGTACCGCTTACAAGAGTGAGATCACTCGTGGGTATCGTGACGATCTTTGTAAGCCAATCAACGCTATATGCCACACGTTAAACCTCGGCTTCCATTGTGCCAGAGAAGTTGAACCCAGCGGAGGTAATCACTCCTGATACTGGAACGATCTTATCGACACCAGTGGCATCACGGTGTCTTATCCAACCCCTCACATCAATGTCAGCTGTGTAGATCAGGCTGTTGGTAAACGACTTGGTTGTTCCACCGCCTGTCATACTGTCATACGCGATTGCAGTCATACCCGCATCACTTGCGGTAATCGCATCACCAGCAACCGTGCCGACAAGCTGGAAGGTACTCCCTGCCCAACTGTCGTACTCGTAGAACTTGTAGGTCGTGGTTCCTGTTTTGAGAACACCGAACCAACCAGTCTGCGGAGTGGCTGCGTCAATTGCTTCATTGACTACAATTACAGCCGAGGATATTGACTCGCCGACACAGGTGTAAACAGTCATGTCAGGTGAATCGAGTACTGCATCCTTCTTCGCGAGGAACAGGTGAAGATCATCAGCCGCGTTGAGTGCTTCAACAGTACCCGTGATGGTCACGTTGTTTGGCGGAGTAACTACGGTGCCGTCCAAGTCGATGAACGAATCGGCCGAGCCAACCTGAGCGGCAAGGAAGCCAATACCGTAAGCGCCAATCCACGCGCCAGTAAACTGGGCCAAATGTTCAGGCTTAGTTGTCAGCTTATTGACAGTACCTGTCACCGTACCAACCGCAGCTCCGTTACCAGTAATGGTGTCCGTCGCCACCGGAGGTACACCCGCCCCCATATGCAGGAGCAACCTGACCGTACTACCGCCAGTAAGGGTATCAACACCGACTAAGTTACCGTTACCAGTTACCCAATCAACTGTCTCATTTTGAACCCACGTACCAGATCGCGGTGTCGTAATCGTCATATCGAAGATACGACCAGTCCATAGATCGCCGTCAACTCCGTAGAGAGTATTCGTCGAACCATCAACAAGGATTGCCTTCACATACTCATACAAATGTTTCTTGGTGGTCTGCGGAGAGTACGACCAGTTGCCAAGATAGGGCTTATTGCCTGCACCATCGAGGTCGAGGAGATTGTATCCCTCGCTCTTGGTAATACCGTATGCCTCAACAGTTGCCTGAAGCGTGGTATTCTGCGGATCGTCAGCCGTTGTAATGGATGCTACTGACTCACCAAGAGCTAGTGTCGTTTCCCAAATCGCATATGTCTCAAGCCAAGTACTTGCCTTAACAACAACGCGCTTACCATCAGTATCTACGCCACCACTCCGGCCTTTGACCATGATACGAAGCAGTGTATTAGCGTCAGTCTGGTTCTTGCCGTTGCCCCAGTGCGAAGTCAGCTCGACCTCATCCTGAATAATTTTCAGTGGCAATGGGGTAGATGTGACACCAAGTACGATAAGCCCGTAATAAACATCATCGCCGTTGTTCTGCGATACCGAGCCACCAAAATGTGACTCCATAACCGTATCGGTAACGGTGTAATTCTTACTGTAGTTTGTGGTGTGATCGTTCAAAGTCACAATCTTACCGAGGGCTTCTTCCTTTGAGGGGTTCGGGAATGACAGGTTGATCTCGTCATCACCTGAAATCGCAAAGTCCCATGCGAGCTTTTGTAGGCTTCGGTTAATCCACTTAACGTGGAAAGTATCAGTGCCGGACACAAAGGTAATAGCCCCCGATGCCGCCACCTTAAATTGAGCCAGCCACGCGGTTATCGCGGTGGAACTGACTGCATCTGTGTCATAAATCGCCATGTTACTTTCCTCTAAGTTACCGGATCAAGCCGGACGGTTAAAAACAAACCATTAGCAGTAATGGTACCACTAATGTCTTTCTGGACGTAATCTGTACCTGCTATATCAAACTGTCGTGCCCAACCTTCCACTCCTACGTCACTAGCATAGGACCAAGAAGCTGTAACAATACCACTGGCGTTTGTTCCGCCATTCAAAACTGAAGTAGAATAATCGCTGGTTAGATACAACTGAACACGCGCATCCTGTATTGGGGAACCAGTCGAGTTATCTAGCACTGTAACTTGGACAGTGACAGAAGCGTTGACTGTCGTAGTTGAATCCAAGAGATTTCTAACACTTGGAGAACCGCCACCACCTGCAACATTATAAGTAATCGCACCTCCCGAGTCATTGAAGAAGGCTGCGTTGGCAGGCCAAAGCGCATGAGTCTCATTGCCAGTGCCTACCGTCAGGTTGACTTGTCCGGTCGGCACCAGCGCATCGGCCTCTGAGTTATGCAGGGTCATCGCATCACCGGTAACGGCAACCCAGTACTTCTGATCTTCGACCAGCCCAGTG